CTGTATGTCGCGCATCGCACTCTTTTTCTACTGACAGAATTTTTATCGTTTTTCAATAAAATTGGAATCTGAGGCTTGACCTGAAATGATAAAAATCAGGTTTTTGGGATTCAAATTTTATTCAAGCTTTTATTGCAAAGTTTGAATCGGAGCTTTAATCTTGAACTATGGGAGAGAAAAAACAGAAGCAAGGAATGACTAAGGCATCGATTGCTCGAAAGCTTGGTCTGGACAATTCGGCGATCACCTATGCTGTAAGGCGCTGCGACCTAGTATTGAATGAGGATGGCAGAATCAATCCTGATGATGAGCGCAATCAAGCCTATTTTCGAAAGCACAAGACGGCTATTAAGGCATCTGGTGTCGGTGGGAGGGGCAAGCCTATTGTTACTGAAGACCCCGACGAAATTGTGGGCAATTCTGTTGAACAGGGACGATTGCTGGATAACCAACTCAAGAAAGTTAAAATTCAGAGGGAACGGGTGGCCTATTTTGAAACTATACGAAGAGTTTATCCACGGGAAGTGGTGGCCAGAACCTTGAGTCTCATTCGTTCTCTGATAGATGAAAACTTCAAGGGCTTCGATGACCGATATGGATTCGAGATTTGGGAGACTGCGCGGGAACTAGAGCACCGTGAATTCTGTTTGTTTCTCTATCAGAAAATTGACGAATCAATGAGGGCGGTCTTTGCCGGCCTAGATAGAGAACTTGAGAGAATCAAATCGGCCAAGCAGTTGCAACAAGACTTTGAAGCATGAAAAAGAAAGACGACCTGTCAACAAGCGAGCTCTTGATCGGAGTAGGAAACATTCGCCGAGACTGCTCCGGTATGTGGACTCCAAAATCTTACCTGACTGTTTCTCAGTGTGCTGCTCAAAATCGTGTGATGCCCGCAGGATCGCAATTTCCCGGCCCATGGTCGAATGAAAGGACTCCTTATCTTATTGAGATAATGGACAACCTTTCGGCCTATTCTGGAATACAAAGGACGATAGTTGTAAAGGGTACCCAATTAGGTCTGACTTCGGCGGCAGAAAATGCCGTTGGCTATTGGATGGATATTCACCCAACAAAAATACTTTTTACAAGTGCCACTCAGGAAATTCTAGATGTATGGGTTACTGTCCGCCTCGAGAAGATGATTGATGACTGGGGCTTGAGACAAAAAATATTTGCCCAAAGCGTAAACCGGGCCAACAAGAAAACCGGAGACACAACTTTCCTGAAAGAATTCTTAGGAGGTTATCTACGCTTGGCAACCGCTCAATCTGGACCCTCGCTGAGAAACGTTGACGTCAGGGCGCTTTTCCGTGATGAAATTGCCGGCTATCCCAAATCTCTAAAAGGGGGCGAAGGAAATCCTCTAACTGTATCTATGGCAAGGACGGACTCATGGGGAGATCGAAAGAAAATTTTCGACTTCTCAACTCCAATTGCTTTTGATGATTTGATTTGGCCCGAATACGAAGCGGCTGACATGAGGAGATTTTTTCTACCATGTCCGCATTGTGGAGAAATGCAAATACTTGAATTTGGGCACGGTTACGGATTTGATGATCCCAGTAAGGGCATGCAATGGGAGATTGCCGACGGTCAGATAAAGCGCGTTTGGTACGCCTGTGAATATTGCAAGGGGGAAATTCAAAACAAGGATAAACGAGGAATGCTTCTAAAGGGTGAGTGGAGGCCAACCTCTAAAGGGGTTTCCAATCTAGTTAGAAGTTATCACGTTTCATCTCTATATTCACCCCCTGGAATGCTCGATTGGCAAGATATCGTTCAAAGTTATTTAGAAGCGGAATTGTCTGGCGCGGACAAAATGCGTTCGTTCGTCAACACACGTCTCGGTCTCCCCTACCGCGAAACGGGAGCCCGTCCGGACTGGACAAAAGTAATTGAGCTTCAAGGTAACTACCGATCCGGGGCGGTTCCCGATGGAGTCATATTCCTTACCGCCTCGGTGGACGTGCAACGCGGCTCTGAGAAGGAAGGGGAGAAACCGGCGCGTCTCGAGATGGAGGTTTGCGGTCATGGGGTTGGTTATCGCTCCTGGTCGATTGAACACAAGGTCTTCGAGGGTCCGGTAGATAACGAGCATGATGGCGCATGGCGAGACCTAGCGGAATACTGGCAAAAGACAGCGATGACCTACACTCGGAGAGATGGAGCCCGGTTCCAAATTCAGAGGGTACTAGTGGACTCAGGTGACAACACAAGCACGGTCTATGCATTTTGCGGACAGTGGAACGCGATATTTCCTTCCAAGGGTATGACCACTATCAAACCTCGCAAGGATGAACCACCTGACCAAGAAATGAACCGGTCGATACGACGGTTTAGGGTTGCTCGCTTGGAGGGTGGTCAAGTGCTTGTGGAGGTCAACACGGTTTTTTACAAGCGACAAGTCTACACCAATATCAAAATCAAAAGGAAGTCTGAGGCAGTTCAACAACCAGCAAACTTTTGCGATTTTCCAATCGACTACAGTGAGGAGTACTTCAAGCAACTCACGGCTGAGGATATGGTTATTGACTCGGTTACGGGCGAAGTCAAATTCAGGGGTTCCCGAGCTCGACCGAATGAGGCCTTGGACTTACGTGTTCTCAATCTATGTGCCCGAGACCAATTTCTTGACACCGTGGTCAATTGGCTCAAGGCAGAAGCCAAAAACAAAGGCTACACGGCAGACGCCCTTGACACAATCAATTCCAAAACCGCTCTCGACTGGCTTGGACGGTCGATAAAGGCGGTTAAGAAAAAAACGTAAAAACACCAATTTGACATTTTTAAAATTCTAAGCCTTAAATGGAATATGGCGAGTTCCGACACACTTACTACCCGTTTAGCTACAAGACAGGCACAACTAGCCACAGCCGAGACCACCTATGCAACATTACTTGAGAAGCTTAATCGCTCCTATATGTTTGCCGGCGGCGAGGGCTCGCAGCAGGCTACCAAAATTCGACTCAAGGAAATCAGAGAAGAGATTGAGTGGCTACAGCAAGAAATCGATGCTATCGAAAATAGACTCCACGGCGGCGGCGTTGTCCGGTTACATACTTCGAGGTGGAAGTAATGACTAATCCAGTAGCTTCGTTTTTCGGGCGAATATTCAACCGACCTGAGACTTCGGAGAGTATCAAAGTACACCGAACAGTCCCGGCTTTTGTGGAGAAACAAATAGAGGATAGGCGAGCTCAAATAGAACAACAACTAGCAATTGCAAAGGCTCGCAATTCTCAATATGAGGCTTTTTTTCCTATGTCCGGTTATTGGGGCGGCTCATATCTCAGCGATGGGCAAAAAATACAGAATGGGATAGTCTTTAGGGGTTCCGCTCCTACGATAGACCACAATATGACGCTTCGCAATTCTCGCGATGCGTTCCACACCTCACCGGTCGCACGGGCCATCGTGGAAAGAAAAACTGAGGCTATCGTCGGGGATGGAATCCGTTTAGAACCAAAAATCAGAGCGACATTGCTAGGGATGACTCCTGAACAAGCAGAATCCAAAGCACGCGAGATAAAAGAACGATTCGGACTCTGGGCAGAATCCAGGTTTTGTTCTCTCGATGAGACTATGAATCTGTATCAAAGACAACGGCTCTCTTGCATTCAATCAATTCGCGATGGTGAGTATTTCATCCGATTCCACTATCTTGATGATGGTGACAGACCAAACTCATTGGCTCTAAGTTCCATCGACCCGAATCAGATTGTAGGGTACCCATACACCTATACAGCGGACTTACCTTGGACTCAAGACGGAATCATTCGAGACGAGAGGGGACGCGAAACGGCCTATCAAGTGCGAGTACGAAATAGTAATGGTGAATATGTGACTCGTACTATTCCGGCGTATGAGAATGGTAGGCGTATGATGATACACGGGTTTACCCCGGAATACGCCGGTCAAGTTCGAGGTTACTCGCAACTACACCACGCAATACAGGAGTTTTCCCAAGCCACTGACTTCACGATGGCTCAAATTTCCAAGGCCATAAAACAAAGCTCGATTATTATGGCTAACCAAACCGAGCCGGGTTCGACGCCTATGGGCAATCTGTTTACTCTTGCGGGGGCTGGACCACTGGAAACAGTTGTAGAAGATGCAACGGCAACTACTTCGACTGAGGTCGGCAATGTGCCGCCCTATGTTCCCACTGATGTTTACCTATCCCCTGGCGGTATCGGCATGTTCGATGTCAAGGCAGGCAACAAGATAGATTTTCTCAAGGAGACTGCCCCGTCTGATACATTCGCTGGGTTTATGGAGATGTTTATTTCCCTAGTCGCTGCATCATGTTCTATTCCCTACGAGGTTGTTTTGCAGCGATTCTCAAGCAACTACACTGCAAGTAGGGGAGCCCTTGTTCAATTCTATCGACATGCTTTGATACTTCGAGGTGAGCAGAAATCCGATTTTCTCATGCAGGTTTATGAGGCATGGTTCGCGGAGGAAATAGCGGCGGGTAGAATAGCGGCGAAAGGTTGGCTCAATCCACTAATGAGACTGGCTTGGTTAAGTGCCGATTGGGTAGGACCCTTGATGCCAGACATCGACCCGCAAAAGAGTGTAGATGCGGCGCGCGATGCGGTTGAGGCTAACCTTTCCAACATTGCTCTTGAGTCTCAAAAGTACAACGGCTCCGATGCAGCAATGAACAGAGCAACAAACGAAAGAATATTGAGCGGGGCGGGGCGGGCTCCTTGGAATAGCAACGAGCGGTCAGACCAGAAGCAGCAAACGAAAACTATCAGAAAAGCTATGGAGGAGTAGATGCCACCAAAAGACAATGACGATATGCTATTTGCTTGGCTCAAAGAGGAAACTGTACATATACGAAACTCATTAGGCGAGATACACAAAAAACTTGATACTCATCCCAAAGAATGTCCGGCCCTGCAGGCATGGTTAAAAAAACCATCATTGCCACCCATGTCAAATGTTCCTTGGTGGAGTCTATTGGTAAAACTAGGCCCTTTCGTCTTAGCGGCGGCCCTTGGGTTACTTGGCCTTGGAGCGTATTACGGGAGCCAACAAAACACAGAAAAACTCGAAAACGACCTCAAGGCAGTAAGACAACTGCTTAAGGAGAGTGAATGATGTATATTAGGGTACTTGAGGAAATATCACGCCATCTTTGGGCTATTTCTCAACCTGCCATTGATGCAATTATACGCATCGTGACAATAGGCGAGGAACTTGAAGAGAGGTCCATTTTTCACGGCTCGGTTGTTACTGTTGAGGAACGAAAGGAACAAATAGAGGCGGCGGCGGGCAAGGCGCAAGAGTCTTATAAATACGGAGAGGTTTATGGTTCGATGGGTATTCTCCATGTGGATGGTCCTCTTGTTCCACGCGGGCAAGCTCAACCAGAGTCTTTGCCACAAATTACTACCACATACGGACTACTTGCCGATTATGAAGCGATGCAATCCAACAAAAAGATTGATAGGATTGCGATGATTTTTGATACACCAGGAGGAGCGGTAACAGGTGGCACGGAGCTAGCGTCCGCAATCGCATCGGGTAAAAAACCAGTTGTTGCCTATGTGGAAGGGATGGCAGCTAGTCTGGGTTATCTCATAGCGAGTCACTGTGATGCTATTGTGGCAGCAAATACTGCTAGTTTAGGTAGTGTCGGAGTAGTAGCAAAAATCGAAGCAGGGCGAGACAAAAACATGGTTAAATTTGTTTCTACTCAATCCCCTATGAAAAATGCAGACCCTACCACGGAAGATGGAGCAAAGTCATATCAGAAAATAGTCGATGATATGGCGGACGTTATAATAGATTCTATTGCAACCGCTAGAGGCACAGACCGAGAAGACGTGATGGAAAATTACGGTCAAGGCGGGGTGGTAATCGCTTCGAGGGCAAAGGCCAAGAGTATGATTGATGCGGTCATGACCCGAAAGCAATTCCTAACTGACTTCTCGGGTGATCTTGTAGCCGGATGTGGATGGCTCAAAAAAGGTCAAAGTAGAAAATCAAAGGCACTGTCTCCAAAACATCAATTTGATTTAACCGAAAAAATGAGTACACAATCAAATAATGACGAACCGGCGCGAGCCGAAGAAACTAACGAAAGGACAGAAAACATGAAATTGGAAGAGCTTTTGACAGCGAATCCCGAAGCAAAAGGGGAATTCGACGCGGCTATTTCCAAGGCAAAAGAGGAGGCTCGCACCGCTTTGAGAACCGAGCTCAAGATTGCCGCTGAGACGGCATCCGGTGATGAGTACCCCTTGCCCGTCCGCAAAATAGCGGGCGAGGTTATCAAGGGTGAAAAGTCAATGGAAACCCTTGACGCCGTTATGGTGATTGCCGAAATGGAAAAAGAAAAAAAGAATTCCATGGCTGCACAGACCGCCACTAAAACACATGGGGATACCCCTCCTGATGTGAGCATGAATAGCGGTCCTAGCTCGGATGGAAAAATTCGTAACACGGCGGACTATTACAAGGCCCTTGGTAAACCAGTGCCTATCGCCGGGGAGGTTAATTAATCATGGCTACTACACCTCTTTTTGTATCTCAGGCCGAGACTGACCACACGAATGTCCCTGTAATTCAGGGTGATGTGGTATACCTCGAAGATGAGACAATCGCACAAGATGCCGCTAGAGTAGCTGCTCTTGCCGATATGACCTTAATGGCCAAAGTGGCCAGCTCCGGACAGTGGACTCCGCTTCGAGACGTTGACCCAGCGGCTACCCCTGGTTCGATGCTCACCGGGGCAATCGGAGCGGTCGAGACTTTCCAAGCCGTTTCGAACGGTTCATTCGGAATCGCAATCGATGGAGAGACAGCATTCCAGGTATCAGCTCTGGACTTTTCAGATATCGAAGCTCCGACGGCAACCGGGGCAAGCTGCTTGACAGGCGCTCTCGGATGCACACTGGCAACCATGCAGGCAATTACGGACGGTGAGTTTGGAATTACCGTGGATGGCAATGCTCTGAGTATCACCGGACTCGATTTCAGTGACATCTACTCGATTTCGGATACAGCGGCGAAAGCAGTTTGCGGAGCAAACGGAACAAACCTGGCAGGATGGCAAGCGGTCGGTAACGGCGGTTTTGCAATCACAGTAGACGGAATTACCTACACTTTCACTGACATGGATTTTGCAGGTATTTCCAAGCTCGCAGAGGTTGCGACTGTAATCAACGCACACGCAAAGGGAACTCGCGTAAAATGCGCTTATGACAACGCTGGCGATGCATATCATTTCTACTCAACTACACGTGGACGGACTTCGACCATCACAGTTCTATCGGCTGGTACGACAACTGATATTTCTGGAGCTGGATACCTCAACGGTACTGGCGCGACTCTAACGCAGGGCACCGGCGGCGATGGTCTGGGAACAAGTATCGCAGACGTAATCAATCTTGCAGCGGCTGGGAAATTCGAGGTTTTCTACGATGCTGCTACTACCAAATTCCTCTTTCTCTCACCGAGGCGCGGAGCTATGAGCACAATCACAGCTCTAAGCGACCCGAGCGGCGGCGGTACTGACATCTCCGACTCTGGACATCTCAACGGTAGGACGGGAACTGCTACTCTGACACAGGGTACAGGCGATGCAGGAGCGGATACGACCATCGTTGACGTAATCAATGACAAGGCGGCGGGTAGATTTACCGCTTACTGGTCTGGTACTAAAATCAGGTTCGTTTCGCCTACACTGGGAGTCAATTCAGCGGTTGCAGTACTCACGGCGGGTACTACCGGAACTGACATCTCAGGAGCTTCCTACCTGAACGGGTTGACCGGTACAGGAGTTGCAACGGCGGGAACTGGTCTCGATGGTTCTCACCTCCCAGCGGGTATTTACCGAGGTGGCTCAATCGCAGCGGCTTCAATCGTAGCAGGTACTACGACCGGATGCATAGTCATCCCGAACAAAAACATAGTCATGGAGGATTACTTGGTACTTGAGAATTCGCTTGACCTGGATAGCTCAATCATAACTCAATTCCCTATGACTATAAGAGATTATCTACATTCAATTGGGTTCATTCCACAAACCGTCAAGTTGGCTGACGCGAATGCATAAGGAGTAAAAAATGAATACTGAGACATTAGCAGCACAGAGCCTCTTCAGTCGTTTAATGATTGAAGGGATTGACCTGTCCAAGCTGCTCGCAGTCCCTTGCGGTTTTCAGTCGCTGTTCGGTCCGCCAATGGGCAACGGTGGACGGACGCGCTATGTGACCGACTCGCGAGCAATTGACGTCGATGTCCGAAAAGGTAACAGAGGATTTTCGACACCGCTACACCGTGGTATTGTCGGCAAGGCAATGAACAAACCAAAACACGTATCAGGTAAGTTCACAAGCTTTGCGCGAACATTCCCACTCTTGCATGATACCGGGCTTGTAACTGCCGACCAGTTACTTGAGCGCGTATTCGACGAGGAGCCTTGGCAACCTCTTACTCAGTTTGCCAGAGCACAACGTAACGCACGTGACGTAGTTGCTGACATCGTACTCGACCATATTTATTGGATGGAGTATGCAGCGGTTCAGATGGTCAAAACCGGTAAGATGGATTTGATTTACGGTACGTCCTCGAGCGATGAGCGGATAGACACTAAGCGCGATTCAAACCACACCTATACGGCTCCGGCATCGTGGGCAACGGCTGGGACTTCGATTCTCGACCACCTTGACTCGATGGCTACACTGATTATTGAGGATGCAAACAAGGTTCCCGATGTTCTCATAGTCGGTGGAAGTGTACCGGGGTATCTGGCAGCAAATACCGAAATACAGACGTACGCGAATCTAAAGGCGGCTGGCACGGCTGGTTTCTCAATTGTTTGGTTCGGTGACAACTATGTGGTAGAGCCTAGATTTGCTCACATGATTGCAAATGGTTTCAACCCACTGTGTAAAGTGATTACCAAGAAAGGTCGCAAGATTAATATCTTCACCTACGAGGGTAACTACGTCGTATCTGGCTCATCGACTTACTACATGGGAGCCGACGAGGTTGTCATGATGAGCTCCAAGGCTGCATGTGATAGGTACTTCGGGCCACCGGAGAAACTAACTCCTACTCAACAGATGCAAGCGGATTGGAATTCTCTGTTCGGTTTCGACCCTGAGAATATCCAGTTACCGCCAAACATAGACGCGACTCCTGAGGTTATTGATAGACGATGCTTCTCTTGCGACGTAAGACGTAACGAGCAGAACACTGCTTTCGAGGTATCAGTCCAGGCGGCTCCGATGTATGTAACCCGCGACACTGACGCATTTGTGTATTGTGCCGACGTGACACCATAGGAGATTGACAAATGAGTGACAAGAAAAAATATACTCATGTTTGGTTGGCACCTTGCACAGGCTCGAAAGGGCTTTTGCTTAGAACGGGTAAACCATTCGACGCATCTGAGCATGACTACATCAGTATTGTAGACGCGGTTGCAGCGGGCAAGGCCAAACCACTAAAGGAAAGTGATACTAAGGTTGTGGCAGTCGAAGCGAAGCCAATGACAGAGGCCGACTTTTTGCCTCCAGGGGCAGGACCAAAACCGACTGCCAAGAAAGGTAAATAGCTATGGCCGACAAAGACAAAGAAAAGGAGAACACCGAATTGAAGGTAACTCCCGAAGTGGAAGAGGCCAAAGCTCCACCTAAAAAACCGAGGTTGAAACCGATTATCGAATATAGAGACTGCAAAAAGATAGTAGTCGGATATATCGATATTGACACTGGTAAGAAGAGTGTAGTCAAGGCCAGTAAGAAGAAGTAATGGGACTTCGCGCCGATATAGAGGAAGACCTGCTCGAAACCTTGGAGGAGCCAGAAGATTTTGGCTTACCAGTTGTTTTGATTGCTCCTGATGGTACGGTCTACAACACGTCTGAAAACGATGACGGTACTCTATACGGTAGAATTGTTTATGATACGATTGAGCAAGACGAGGATGGTAACGAAGTGATAGTTCACAAACCAATGGTGACGCTACGTCTATCCTCTCTTGCTCGTGTCCCTGAGAACGGTGAGACATGGGTTGTAAAGATTCCCGATGGTCCACGAGATGACGCTAGTGTTGTGTCCTACATACTCGAAAGGGCTCCTGAAGATGGCCGGTCAATTGGGTATATCAATCTTTATCTTCGAAAGACGGAGCAGTCATCATGACAATGAACTTTCGTCTAGTAAAGACAGGGATTGAAGGTATCCTGAGTAACTATGCCTCAACGGGTGGCTATCGAGTATTGGGGTACAATGATGACGCAATCGACGCAGAAGATTTGCTAGGTACTCGAAGATTAGTCCAAGTTTATGCGGACGGTGGAGACTTCAACGGTGGAGGATTCAACGGGCCAGCAAAGCACGATGTCACATTCGCAATTGATTTGCTGACAAGTGCAAAGGCTCAAGTAGACCTTACCGTTATTGACGATGAGACCTCGACAGCGGTTGAGATAGCGGCTGCAATGGCAGCGGCTCAAGCTGCATCCAAACTAGCAAACGATGACCTAGACGAATTCATTGACGTGATTTTCAATCTACTCATGGATAATACTAATCTGAATATGGGAGTTAGTGAATTGGTTGCGAGCGTTGGTAATCGATGGATACCAAAGTGGAAAAAAAGTAAGCCCATGACTCGTGGCGATATGGTTGTTCTCCATGCTACTATGGACTTAACATGTCGCGTAATGGAAGACTTCGCCGGGGTAACGCCAGTGGCAGCAACCGAGGGTGAAGCAGTAAAAACTATTTTCAAACTGAAAACTGACGAGGACGCCGAGCTGGATGACGGGCTCGCCGCATCCCAGGCAGGAGGTTAAAAAGATGGGAAATATCATAACCGCCGATAGCTACGCAGCGGGCGTCGGAGTCGGCATAGAAAACAAAGCCTTTGCGCTTGCCATAGAAAACCGACCTCAAAAGATTTTGATTGTCGGAGCGGCACTTGCAGCAAAGGCAGGAACATACGTCGCCAACACCCCGAGACGAATGTACTCAGGAGATGAGGCTGGCGGACGGTACGGTCTGGGTGGCTCCTTGGATATCACTCTGAGGGCTTGTTGGGCAGTCCATAAAGGAGCAGTTGAGACTTATGTTGCACCTCAAGCAGAGAGTGGAACTGGAGTTGCTGCTACAGTAGGCGGAATTGAATTCACTAACGCGGTTACAACTAACGGTTACATGTACATCTATGTAGCTGGTACCTTGTACAAAATATGGGCTACGACTGATGATACTATTAGTGAGCTCGGTGACCTGCTTGTAGCGGCTCTAGCGGCAGACCCTCATTGTCCGGTAACAGGTGTCAATACTGCGGGTGACGTGGTATTCACGTGCAAAGAGAAGGGCACTTGGGGTAATGACATCTCCATATCGTTCAACGAAAAGGGAGAGGATACCCCGGCTGGATTGGCATACACAATCACCCCACTCTCGACCGGAGCGAATGACCCGAGTATTGCTGATGTATTGGCAGTTATGGGAGCGGATGACAACGCGAACGCGGACGCATACACAATCATAGTACCAACTTATGACAAACTCGGTGATACCACGATGGATGCTCTGTCTGAGTACAACGGTACTGGTAACGAGATTGAGGGTTGTTATGCCGAGACCGTAAGACGTCCTTTTGTGGCTCTGTATGGCGATAACGATGAGGGTACCGATGCAAAGGCGGCGCTTGTAGTGATAGGGACTGCCAGGAGAGCGCTCGACCGGACCAATGGAGTTGTCCCGGTTCCCTGCTCGCCCAATCATCCTAGCGCGATTGCTGGCGCGGCGGCGGGACTCATTGCAAAGACTGCTCACATCAGACCGAACGAGGATTACTATGACAAGGTTCTGACAGGTATTCTGCCAGGACTAAGAGCAACGATTGCGGCATCTACCGGTCGATGGACTGACAATTATGTGAACCGTAAAGCAGCGGTTGAGGCTGGCGTAGGGACTACGGTCATCGAGGAGAACGTTGTCAAGCTCCAAAACATGCTCACTTTCTATCACCCTGAATCGGTTGCAATGGCATCGAACGGATACAGGGCAATTCGTGATATCATGATTTCGATGAGTGTCATCAAGGCTCACTACGATATATTCAATACTGAGGAGTGGGATGGTATCTCGATTGTGGCGGACGTGGCCAAGGTAGGCAACGCAACGGCCAAAGCAAAGGTCCGAGATTGGAGGTCAGTTTTTGGAACGCTTTGTCAGCTTGCAGATGAATTTGAGAATCGTGGATGGATTTATGAATCTGCGTGGACCAAAGAGACCATAGCCGCAGACATAGATACATACATATCACTAAGAGAAGGCGGCACGGGATGGGATACCATTCTACCTCTGGTCTATAGTGGCAAGGGTGGAATACTCAACGCGACGGTTCAGTTTGATGTAAACTTGGCCGTAATAACCGGTTAAAGGAGGCTGAACTATGGGTTTAAGAGATGGTGTCGGAACTCCGCGACAAATCATTATCGCGAATGTTCCATATAACGCTCATGCTGATTGTGACATCAGTCAGATATTGCACGAGTGGGAAACCGAGTTCATAGCCACTTCGGGAGCGCCTATTCCGAAGATGACCAAGGTTGTTCCAAGTGCCAAAAATGTTGACTTGGCAGTGAATCCAGACCAGGCACAATTGATTGCTTTGGTTGGTTCGTCTCCTGTAGATTTGCCTCATGGTTTCATAACCACGGGTTTTGTAACCTATATGGGACCGGGGCGAATCAAATGCGGTGAGTACAGCCACGCCAACGGAAAACTGCCAGTAGAAATCTACTGGACTACAGCACCTACAAAGGTTTAGTAAATTGCAATGCAAAAAGGAGAGACAACTATGGAGGAAAAAGTACCTAAAAAGCTCGCTAGAATGAGAGTAGAGGAGTCCGTTGTACAGTTACAATGGGCTCTATTTGCCGATGAATACAACATCCCAGACGATGCAGAACTCAAAGGCGACGATAACAATAGCCAGATACTCAGAGCATTAAAAGCCTCTTGGTTAAGAATGATGAGAGCTGGTATGGTTGAGATTGTCAGTGATGCCAATGAGGGAATAATTGTCAAGCAATATCTTGCTCACAGAGTAGAGGGAATCAGTGGGGAGCATCAATGTCTTATTTGGAAAGCTCCTACAGTGTCTACAATCGCTCAGGCACGTATGGGTACTCGAAGTAGTGAGGAGACTCCCAGTATTCAACAGTGGCAAAAATACGCGGCATCTGCTACGAATGTTGCAGAGCCTCTTTTGTTACAACTCAAGGGAGGTGACCAATCGCGTATGGCTACGATTGCGCAGCTTTTTATATCCGCGTAGCTCCGAACGTCCAGGTAATGGGCGATAACCTGTTTGCGTTTGGGGTTGCGCCGTCGGAGTTACGAAAGATGCCCTATCCAGAGCTTAAATATTTCAACGAATCTTTGAGGCGAATTATGCCTAAGAAACCCAAGAGCTAGGTAATGGCTGACTATCTGGTAACCACTGATTTCAAGGCTCATGATATGGTGAGTCCGACCTTGAGGGCAATCGAGGCTCAAAACAATCGCTTCGCTCATCAGACGAAAAGAACATTTAGCCAGGTTTTTAAAGGCTCCTTTATGGGCACCATGGGAGCCAATCTTGTGACATCTGGACTGAATCAAGTTCGGATGGGTGTCATGAATGTGGTTGAAGAGTACAAGGATTTTGATACCACAATCAACCAGGCGGCGGTCAAGTTTGGAAATATTGATTATGGTTCTGAGAAGTTCAAGGAGATAGGAGCGGTTGCGCGAGAAGTAGGACGTACTACTAAATTCACAGCCGGCGATGCGGCTGGCGGATTGATGGCCATGGCCGGCGCTGGTTTTGAAGCGGAGAACGCTTTAAAGCTATTGGCACCAATGGCAAACTTCGCAGCGGCTGCAAAGATGGATTTGGCGGAAGCGACCGAGGTTGCCGGCGGAGCTCTAAATGCATTCTCGATGAATTCCAAAGACGCAGCGGTTCAATCAAAGAATCTGACCAGGATAGCCGATGTCATGGCGGAAGCAGACCGGATGTCAATGGCATCCATGCAGGGATTGAGTGAGTCTGTGGCTTGGGGTGCAACGGACTTTACAACCGCTGGTCAAAGTATTGAGTCATTCATGGCAATCGCTGCCGGTCTCGCAGACGTTAAAAAAACAGGCTCGGTAGCTGGTACTATTCTGCGAGGTATGGCGGTCGATTTTGCTACTCTTAGTAACAAGGGTAAAAAGTCGATGGAGAAATTAGCAGGTCCAATCGATTGGAAGGGGCCTGTAGATTTCATTGATGTACTCAAAAAAATGGAGCCAAGACTCAAAAACTTGAGCGACCTAGAGAAAACAAAAGTACTGTCCAAAATATTTGACCGTCGAGTGGCGAGTGGTATTTCTGCTATGTTCACGCAAGGTATCGATAAAATTGAGAAGTATCGCGAGAGACTTGAAGACACATCAGGCACGGCAAAAAGAGCAGGAGACCAGCTTAATCAATCACTGACGTTTAGGGTTATGGCTCTTCAGAATGCTTTCCAGGAAAAGGGTTTCCAGATATTCGAGAAGTTTTTGACCGATGGTCGCGGCGGTATCGAGAGTATGATTGAGGCCGTCAACAAATGGGACATCGACCCGATAGCAGATGCACTAAAGCAGATAGCAAAGGCACTTGCTTTTGCGGCTAGACACACTGATGATTTGATACGAATTGGTAAAGCCTTTTTAATCATCAAAGGCGCTACGATGGCAATAGATGGAGTTCGATGGCTCCGACAGTTGCCTGGAATAATAAGCGGACTAGGGGCCTCTGCCGGGTGGGGTACGTCTTTGGGTGCAGCAATGAGGGGCGGAGGTATGGTACCTAGCGCCATGCCATTCATGCCACCTACACCGGCACAAATGGGAGGCGGTGGTCCTGCTCTGGCTATGTCTGCTCCACAATTTAGAGGCAGACACGATAACTTCGGAGCCCCTGTGTCTATTGCCAATGCTGGAAAACTTTCAATTAGCTCGGTCGCAAATGTGGCTTTTGCCGCTGGTACCGCTGGCGTTATTGGTTATCAATTGGGTGATTTGATTCGCTCTAATTTTATAGACCCGTTAATAGATGATTATTTCAAGGCGAGGGAAGATTTACAAGCGGCTCAATTCAATCTTAGAAGACAACTTGAAAAGGGTACTATAGATACTGGTACGGCAGAATCGGAATTAAAGAAACAAGAGAGAATGTTCGGAAAAGCCAGTAGTCCGCTCGCCCTTGGCATGGGCATACTAACAGGAGATACAGCCGCGATAACTGGTATGTTTAAACAAGCTCAAAACATGAGAGAAATAACGGATGCAATTCGTTCTCAGAAAATAATGAGCGAGATGGAGTCTGGAGGTCCTACTCCCACAATAGATAAGTATAAATCAAGCATTGAACAAGCCATGCGTCAAATAGATACTTTGAGGCGCAACGAAAATCTCTGGTACGATAATATGTACTACAAGAGTGACAAGGTAATCGAGAATCATGAGGGGAAAATAAAGGAGATGGATAGCCTTTACGAGTCCTACATGAAGCGCCTCGAAGACCTCAACGAAGCTACCCGCGAGGCGGCGGCGCAAGGTGGCAGCGCGGTTGTCACTGTACATGTAGAGGGTCCGGGCGCTGGCAATGTTACTACCAAGACATCAACCAAAGGACCAAAGGCACCGAGCGTTGACGTATCCAAGGGAGGGCCTAACTAATGGTTGATATACCTGGATGGAGAACTAGAACTAGTCCAGTAATGACGCTTATTTCTCCCTTTGGTGAGACCTATACGCCTAAATGGGCGGGTGATTCCATATCCATGACCAAACATGTTCAAAGGGATGGGTTCCCCCTGATTGCTGGCGAGTATGGAAAAGACCTTGGTGGTACCTCATCAGATTTCAACTCAACTATTTATTTCGATGGTCTGAACTGCGATTTATTTGCGGCTGCATTCGAGGCGGCATGTACTCAGGTCGGATACTGGCAGATGGTGCACCCAGTCAAGGGATACAAGAGGGTGCTACTTGTAAGTATCAAACAAGACAACGACCCGATTAAGAGCGGAGGGGTGGTATCTTTCGAGACTGTTTGGTTCCAAGGATTTGAACTTATTGAACTTGGGTATGTGACCAGTTTGGCGGCTTTGGTTGCTGGACTCTCTGATGTATCGGTCCCTGTAGTTGCCACGGCATTCGATACGAGCCTTTTAATGAACGGCATGGGAGCGGTCCTAGCGGTCGGAGGTATGGCTCAGATTGTCTCACAGATAACCTACGCGGCGGTCAATGGGACATCGTGGCTAGTGTCTGTCAGTAGCTCATTTGCTGAAATTGCGAAGGACAAATGGGACAACTCCAATAATGATTTGGATGAAGCCATCGCACAGGCTCAAGAGGATGAAGCCAATTTTGACGCGGTCGCTATTTCCACGGCTATGTCTGGGATGCTCATGGCAACGGCTTACGGAAATGAGGACACAAACAAGGTCTTGAACAATATGGAAACGGCGGTTGATGGAATGATTGCCGCGCTTCCAAGTGGTACGTTTACTGGTATCTTAGAAATGAACCGAGCTTATACCCTCCAGACAGCTATGGAGGGCGCTATAATCGCCGCTTGTTACGGCACATCTTACGGGGTTCGGACAACCCGAAGACAGGCAATAGACGCCTCCACGCGCTTGACTACCCTATGGGAAAGCATTGTAGAGGCTCTCGATGGAGTAGCAGCGGCTTTTGAGGGAAATAGAGCTGACAGACAGTACTACTCCCAGACCGAGACCTATGCGACCATTCATAATCTGGTATCGCAAACCAAAAAGATGCTCGGTCAACAGATATACGACCTGGCAATCGAGAAGGTTTTTACCCTCGAAGAAGACAAAACACCGATACGGATTTGCTTCGAGGAGTTCAAGGAAAAGGGTGAAGACTACATTGATTTGTTTATCGAGTGGAATGAATTAGAGGGTGACGATATTCTGCTTTTACAGGCAGGCAGGGAAGTGAAAGTGTATGTTGAGGCGGCGTAATTGACTATAACGGTTCAACAAAAGTACCTCTATGCGCCAGTTGTAAAGGCGGCGGCGGCGGCGGTGAAAGCCACTCTTGCAACCGAGCTCGCAGCGGCGAAGGCTATGGAGTCGGCTTTTGTTGCCGATGACAAACACAAGTTTAGACTTGTGATAAATCACATTCCGGTTGATGAGGTAATCAGCGCTTCTCTAACTTGTTCGATAGACCTTGCCGCTCGTGGATGGTCTGCGGTTGTACCATTTGACCCCTTGAGACTTGACCGATGGGCATTGTATAAGCCCTATCAGTACCACATAGCCAGCGTTTATCTAGGCGGCAAGCTCATGTGCTTCGGTCGGTGTTACGGGACTCAACCGTCATTTAACGACTCTGGACGCCATGTCACCTTGACCGGATGGTCTCCAGTGGCGGACGCCCTGGATAGTACTCCATTTCCTCCATACGAGGGAACGATGGTCAATTTGATGGCATGGACAACTACTCAACTGACACCATTCGGACTTACGGTTAAATGGAATCCGACAAACACATCGATAGACAAGCCGTTCAAGCGAGCAACCATTGGTAAGACCGAGAAAATAGGCGAGCATCTGATGGGATTAACCCGCCAGAGAAATTTGCTCATGATGTCCGACGAGGGTGGCAATGTCATTTTTCACGAGGTCATGGCCGGGGTTTCTACAATTTTAATCAAAGAGGGTTCCCCACCGTTCAAGGATATGTCATTCAATTTCGACGGTCGGCAACGCTACGGACTCTACACGGTTCTTTCATCGAGTCCCGGTAGGAACAACAATGCCACGGCTATCGATACTGATATTCCTATGTACCGACACACAACCGTACAGGCAAACGACGCGGATGACGCGGACATGAAAGCTACTGGTACAAGAGAGGCATCCAGGGCGCTTGCGAATGCCTTGACGATACCTTTACCAATGCCTACCTGGTACAGCGACCCGGCGTATATCAATCTTTGGGAGCCTAACACACTTGTCAGAATTATCTCTGATTCGCTGTTTATACCGTTACCAGGTTTTGACTTTTTGGTTCGTAGCGTCGAATATATATTTAGTAAGGATGGAACAAGGGCAGTAGTCAACGTTGTTCCACCTCAAGCCTATACCGGCTTGCCGATGGTGTTATGGGTGTAGAATGGCAGAGATAGGGACAGTACTTGTATCAAGTGTAGGTCCAAACAAAGACCAAATACTACCCGTGCGCCTTTGCAAGTGTACGATGAGCAGTGATGACGACATCCAAACTATTCAACTAGCGGGCAGTCTCGATGATGCTCCTGTTGTTGGTACTCAACTACTGATATTTGATGTCGGACAAGCTTTCAAAATCGGATTTGTTTTGAACGACTTCGTATTACCGGCGGCGGTCATTGGTGAGCAGTGGATTTATTCTTACATTGTTGGCGGAATAACGATGGCAACTATAAAATGCAAAGTAGACGGCGGAATAGAGATACTCGGCTTATTGGGATGGGTAACAATTGATGGAATAACTGGACAAGTGAACATCAATAATAATCTGACGGTGGATTTATTATGAGCCTTGAACCGATAGCGGTAATTGGATGTGTAATAGAGCATGGTTCGGGCTCAGTGATTACCGGTGGAACATTTGTTATTACATCCACGCCGAGCACTAAAGTGAAGCCAGGTGGGTTAGGTGCCTACAAAGGAACTACAATAGCATTCACTTTTTCAGGTGGTAGCGGTGGAGGATGCACTGATGGTACTGTTACTGGTTCTGGGACCATATCGGCAAGCGCTCTAAAAGTTAAAGCCGAAAATCAACTAGTAATAAGAGAGGGTGATATTGGTACTATGAACTGGACAGGGACCAATCCAAGTCCTCCTCCTACTAATCTAACTGGAACTTCAAACGTGGTTATCTCAAGTGCCGGACAGACAAAGGTAAAAGCAGCATGACCAATTTTTACTACAAGATACCTACTGGTTATGTTTGGGATGGTGAGCCTCGAATGTGTATGGTTGATGGAGGCGTTGACTGGGAGGTTAGAGGTGGTCAACCGGTCATGGATGCAGGTATTGAGAATTGGGCTCTCATTTCTTTGTTCACCGAATCAGACCCTTATTGGTGGGGTAATTATGTTCTCGATGGTGAATACAGATTAGGGGACTCCAACTTTGTAGCAATCCTCAAAGACTCCATAACTAGGACGGGATTGATAGACGCTGACAAAGAGGTAAGGCGAGCTCTCGAATTGATGAAAGAAAAACGAATAGCCTCAGAGATAAAGGCAGAGCTTGCAATTAACGAGCAAGGCGGACTTGATTTAGTAGTGCAAGTATATGGTCCAGTAAGTACGCTTTTAAATCTGCTCATACAAAAACACGGCCTTAACTGGGTAATGCAAGCGACAGACCCGGCGAATGAAAGGTTAACCGATGAGTATCGCGGAAACATCTCTTAGTGATTTACAAGACCAATGTCTTGCGAATAAAGAGTCTCAACTGAATCAGACGGTACCTTTGCAACCTCGCGCTTTTTTGCGGGTTGAATCGGTTGTGAATGCTGGCAGTCTAAAAAGCCTCGAAAAGCGCGCCGTATATGGTCAAAAGCAATGTCTCGCAGCTACTGCTTTAAGAGAGGGACTACGGGCGATAGCTAGAGACTATGGCGAAGACATCAACCCAGCGGTCAAGGCAGTGTTTACAGTGGAAGCAGATGCGAGTCCCGGTGATAGCGTATCTGCCGGGGCAGAGTTAACCTCTGATGATACAGGGGCATATTACATATGTACGACCGGAGGTAGTGAGAGTGGTGGAGTAGTCGAGTTTGTAATAACGGCTTTGATTGCTGGCGAGGATGCAAACCTTGAAGCAGCGCAGACACTCACATTCACCTCGTCAACCGGTCGTACTGCCACTGTAGATGACTCAGCGGAGATAACCTCAGTTGATACCTATGGTGAAGATGAAGAAGACCTCGAAGACTTTAGGCGGCGAGTACTTGCTCTCCAAAGGAAGACCAGCGGCGGCGGTAATAATAGTGACTATAGGGAATGGGCGGAAGCAGTATCAGGAGTAGCGCGGGCTTTTCCGTACAGTGGCAAGCCGGTAACTTTTCAGGTTACCAGGAGCATCATATCATTCGCGGCCTCTGACAATTCTATAAATATAGAATTTATAGGATGGGATACAGCCGGATTGGG